TTACCCTAAGCAGTTTAAGATAACTGTTAGAGTATTATCAATCTACCTTGGGGAGATCGATGGGCGACTGTCGATGAAATGGTAACTTAGAGGGCTACCCGCCTTCTAAGGGATTGGTTAAGTAACAAACCAGTGATGGTTTGCAACATATAATAGCACCCTCACGGGGCAATTTTGCTACTTGGAGTCTGCTCGAAGAGCGGCCTTAGTAGGAGCTGGCAAAGCCAGTTCGGTGCGGTGTAGAAACCGTCCAGATCAGAGGATGGGTATCCTCCCATCGGCTATTAGACCTAGTAATAGGAACTCTCTAGCATCGGATCTTATCTTAAACTGGGGTCTTACGCCAGTAAAAGAGCCTATGAGCGAGTTTCCTATCGAAAGATAGGAAGAACGGACGATGTCTGGAAATCCATGAGAAATCATGGGGGGCTTGCTTACGCTTGATATTGGGTGTAATAACCCTAACCGGTTAACCACCGGGAGCGTGCTAACGCGACCTACTGCCGGCCTCCCTCTGGGGAGAGACGGGAACAGAAGGGTTAAAGGTTCCCAAAAGGAACATAATTATTATTATAATTATCATGCGTAACATAAGAGCCCTTTACGGGCGCTTAGTTCCGCGTGCTCTAACTTGGTCCGTCTGTGTAAAAGCAGACGTAAAACTAGTGGGACTACTCTTGCGAGTGGTTCCATTAGTCTTTGGGCAATTAACAAGCTCTTTGGTCAAGGTTACCTGGGGTTATGCCAAGAACGTAAGACGAGTTTATCGAGCCTCAGGCCCGAAGGGATTGGCCCTTTATCTTAAAACCTGCTATTTGCTGTTACAGCATTCAGCAGGAGGGATGAAAGATCAGTCCCCTTGGACCCTGGGAGCGAACGTTTCGAGGACCCGCCGTGGCGTCCCACGTATTATCAATCCTCAACATCGTAGCCTCATTTTGAAGGGCGATGTTAGAGTAATTGGTTTTTGGTTATCCCTATTTGGACTCTATCGAGTGATCGAGTTCAAAGGGAGCCTCAAACTAAAGACTATAACGGAGTTAGGGATTGACATCTCTGACTTCCGTCGGGATTGGAGTGCGTGGGTGCCAGACTTCTACCGCCGTCTACGGCTTATTACCAAAGACGAGCTGAAGTTGGTTCCGACTAAAGATCTCGATCCCTTGAAGTTTCCATTCATTAGAAAGGCCTCACCCTCATCAGGTGGGTTCTCGTCAGTAATGGCGTTTCCTTGGGACATCGCCCTGTTTGGAGCGGTTCCCGAGATGAAGTTAGCCTTAACCGGCTGGCTGAAACTAGTGGATGGACTCGACCTCCTGTGGGCTCTCAAACCTATCTGGAAGGCTCAAGACCTGGTCGCTGACCGGGCTTGGGCTAAGTACAGAAAGGGGAGAGAGTCAGGAGAATTCCCCGATTCGAACCTATTCTTGGAGTGGGACTCCACTGTCCAGACAATCGAAGATCGTCGGAAGTGGCACTACGAAAATTATTGGTTCGATAAGAGGTATTTTGGGGCCGTAGGTTTTAAGGAGGAACCCGGTAAGATCCGAGTATTCGCCATGGTGTCGATTCTCGTCCAAGCACTTATGCAACCCTTGCACAAGTGGATATTCTCGAAGTTGAGACTGATCCCAACTGACGGAACTTTCGATCAGCTCGCTCCGGTGGAGCGACTTATCAAAAGGCTTAAGAGCGACGAAGAATTTGTCGCGTCTTATGATCTATCAGCGGCTACAGATAGGCTGCCATTGCTGTTGCAAATGGACCTCCTGAATCCGCTCTTGGGCTACGAATTATCTGCTCTCTGGGGTACGCTATTGGTTTCGCAACCATATAGACTCCCTCGTATAGCCAAAAGCTATAACTTGGGCTACTCCAGCGTTAGATACGCCGTAGGGCAACCTATGGGAGCACTATCTTCGTGGGCGATGCTCGCGTTGACTCACCATGCACTTGTACAACTCGCAGCTTCGAAAGCTGATCCGAGGCTTCAAGGTTGGTTTCAACGGTATGCAGTACTTGGGGACGACGTGGTCATTGCTGACCGCGCCACTGCCCGTGAGTATCTGCGGATCATGAAGACCATAGGTGTGGAGATCTCGC